CTAGTCCTATTAATTCGATGGCTGTAATTTCCATAACTACCGACCTTTAGGTATTACTAAGCAAGACCACAGACCAGTAGTAAAATTAAATTGAGCATAGCGCCCAGGTCCGCATAACGGTTTGATAGATACATTAGTTGGGATATCTTCAGGCGCTGGGGGGCCTATGACTAAAGGTGAAACCATCCCAGCGTCCTTTAAAAATTTAAACAATACAATCAAAGCGCCAATATTCATTTTTTAACGTACTTATCCCAAAAGTCCTCGGCCTCGCCTCTAAAAAGACCTGTACCTTCTGGAGTTGTAAGTTCTAAAAAGCCTTCAACAAAATCTTTTGTAAAAGCCAGATATTCCACTTTAGTAGGTGGAACAAAACCATTACCATTGTCATCCTGTTTGCTCAATGCATCAAATATTAATTTAAGTAAAGTCGGAAGTGATGCCAAGCCAATAATGCCCGCTATTATTGGAGGTGCAGTAGGATTAGATAATAATTCAGAAATGTAATTTCCCCTGCGCTCACGTCCAAAGTATTCGTCTACTGCCTGTTGTTGTAGCTTTGTAACCTTCTTTAGTTCGTACCCTTCAGGGATTAACGCATAGGCCATTCAAAGCCTGCGCCAAGAACTAACCCATTTACCGTGGGCTTCGGCTAAAGACTTCCAAGATTGTTGTACATGTGAATCAGATCCATATTGGACTTTATCATTAAACATAATATACATAGAATCAGATATTGTTTTTACCCTACGCTTTACCTGGGCTTTAGTTAGTTTCTTCCTGGGCATTATACTAACCTCATAAATGCGGTGTCAATATTAGAAGATGAACCACTGTTATTAGTAACCTTGAATTGCAAATGCTTTTGTCCTTTAGTACGGCCAAGAATCATATATATATTCCAGACATTGGGGGATAAGGTTTCACCGTCATAAAAACAATCCAATCAATAACCCTGCATCAGTTCCGTCACCATCATAAGCAACTTTTAAACCTTCCCCAGAATTAACAGGGGTTAGACCACCAAAACTAGTAGGTCCTTGTATAGCGGCCATTACGTAAGTCCCTGCACTAGAAACCTTTATTGCAAAAGCGACATCCTTGAAACCAGTCATGTCTAAAGGCCATGTACCGTCTGCATTTTGGCTCGGTGTTATAATTGCAACACCGTTAGCTATTCCGAGATCTGATTGAATAGAACTAAATTCACTATCACTAGAAACGACACCTTTCCAGGTTCCGGTCTGATCTATGAATCCAGTATCGACGGTTGCGGTTAGTGTCTGACTGGCTGTAATACTGCTATCAATGGGTTGGTCAATTAACCCCTCTGCTACTCTTTCAGCCCACGGTGCAATAGACTTGCGAACCATGGTAAAATTATGCCAGTTGCAAAGTAACTACGGCCGAGATCGTGGCCGCGTCCGTGACTGCTAATCCTATTTCCATAGAATTTCCAGAAACTATAGCCAGGTCAGTATCATAAGTGATAGTGTTACCAGTTGCGCCAGTTGTAGTTGTAAATGCACAGACACCTTGTCCTGCGAAAACACTGCTACCATCACGAAGCGAATTACCTGACAACTGCACCATAGGCACATATTCTTCGGATGCATCCGCACAAGTTGATATTGTAATCTGTTTCACGGCGGAAACATTTTGGGGTACTACAAAGGAACTTGAAACGCTCGAAGCTCCTAAATTATCCATTGCCTGGAACGATGTCGTTGCTGCTAGTTGGGATTCACTTCTCGAAATTACGATTGCCATGCTTATTACTCCATTATACGCGTAGTTTCAATGGGCCTACACTACCCAAAATCTTTGAACCGCCCATACTGCCAAGGACTAACTTAGCTGCCAGGGTTCCGACTCCGATCTTAATGAAATCGTTTTTGTTTGTCTTGAATGCCTTTTGTAAAACATCAAGACCAAGTTTAATATTTCCTCCAATAAATGCCTGGGCCGCGGTTCCTGCATTGGCCGCATCCAGGAAAGCGAGACCTGCGCCTGTTTCCAAAAGATTTATACTAAAACTGCGCTTGCTTCGTGCTCTCCTAACTTTACGTCTTGCTACCATTATTTATTCTCCATGTGGGGCGGCCATCGAAGGCGCCCGTTCACTCCAATATGGGTAGCTACTTATAATTGATTATACACACTATCCATAGCTTTCGAGCAATGTTTACAAAGTACCCGACCTTCTACCGTTCTAATTCCTATATACGATCGGGTCATTGCTTCACACCGAATACATCGACCAGGACTTCTATTATTACAGGTCATGCTTTTACCCTTACTAATCTTAATTTTTTTATAGCTCTTTTTGCTTCTTTGTGAGCATTTACTATTGGACTAAATTTGCATTTAGGATTTTTACAAGTAGACAAACCAATAGTTGCGCCACATTGACTGCACTTCATGCTATCGACTCCTTTAAACGCTGGTTGAATTTTTTATCCCAAACCCATTGACCCTGATAACCGCATGCTGAACAGTCTTCTAAGCCTGGTGGATTCAAAGCCTGGCAATCACGTTGATCACACTTCCAATAATCACGATGAACGTCAAACACTGTTAAAGGATTGTAAGCAGTTAACGCCATATTCACAAGATGCGACCTGGTGCCTGGGTTCTTTTCCAGATACCTATCTATCAAAGCGCTGAGCTTCTTATCCATACTAATAGACACTGCTTCAACCCCTCGTCTTTTTCTACCCATTATTAAAACTCCTTTGGTTTAAGTTCAACCAAAAAATCTAATATTTCTTCTGCAGTTACAACAGCGTTTTTATCCATTGTAGTAATACGCGTTAGTTGATAGATTGCTACCTGGACTTTTTCTTTTTCTTTACGATTCATAGACACAAACACTGGAAACCTACTATATAATATTATATCTGTTATTAGAATGTCTCTGAAACACTATACTATAATATAATACCTAGAAACCAATATACCTATATTATATATATAATATTAAAAAACTACTACTTCAACCCTAACTTATCGCTTTTTTTGGGCTGTTCAATGGGGGTGTTTTGGCTCTCTGAGCCCATTAAACCCCCTAATCCACCCCTTTTCATGAGGTACTCTGCCACAAACCCAAGGATTGGGTTATCCTTTGTCACTGCTTTAATTGTGGCTTGGCCTGTTGACTGGTCTAATTTTTTACTGGCCGCACCCAGGGAACCAAAAAAAGAAGATTGGAACGCTTCAAGTTTTTCGTGCATCCTTTCGTCTATTTCATTTACAATGGGATCAAGAGCTTCCAATAACATTTCGTCGGACTCGGGACTTCTAATATATTCGACCCAGGCATCCCGACTTAATCCTGCGATGTAATGAGATAAGAAGAAATAAAAAAAACTCCAAAAAACGGCTAGTCCTATTAATTCGATGGCTGTAATTTCCATAACTACCGACCTTTAGGTATTACTAAGCAAGACCACAGACCAGTAGTAAAATTAAATTGAGCATAGCGCCCAGGTC